TCCCTTTAGAATCAAGCGTGTCGGGCAGGACGGGCAGGACGGGCAGAATCCAGGTTCACGTGGGGGCGTCAGGCAGGGCCGGTTTCCCTATACTCTCTCTCTCTCTCTCTACTAAGTAGGGGTATATGCTTGACGTGCCTGACATCGTTGATTCTAAAGGGAAAATCGTGTCGGGCACGTCGGGCAGACGGATTCCACCTTTAGAACCAAACACTTATGCCTGACATGGTAATTACCGTTGATTATCGGTTTTTTCCGGAGGGTCGTCGGTTTTTTCCGGAGGGTCTGGCGTTATTTCCGCCTGCCCGTGTGATTATAAGTATATCTGAATGTCTGAATATCTGAATATTTGCATATTTGCATATATCGGCGCCTGGCGGTAAAATAGCGGTAAATAACGCTTGGCGCTAATTAGCGAATCGGCTAATGTGGTGGCAGGACATGAAAGGAATCAGATATGAAACACCACCAAATCCCGCCCCGCCCGCTCGCGGCAATCATCCGCGAAATCGAAACCCGCCGCGCCGTGACGCTGGCGCCGAAATTGGAGTCGGTGAAATGACCATGCAAACCGAACAATATTGCGACACGCTCGAGTCGTTGTCACGTACCGACGCGGTCCGAGCCATTCATGAAGCGTGGTTGCAACTCACGGCCGCTCAGCGTGGCCACATTGACAACCTGGACCATGCGCCAGCACTGGAGTCGCTTGCGCAATGTCTCGCGACGGCCGGCCATGTGGGATTTCAGGTTGACGTCCGACTCAACCGTTTCCAGAAATCTCAGATTGCGCGGCTTGCCGAACATGGCGTTATCGCGAAACCGTATGGTAATTGGATCGAGGTTGAGGCGCCGAATGGCGATGGTCACACAATCATGACATTTGCCGGCGTTGACATGTTTCTGCGCGAGCTCAAATCATGATCCGCCTGCCCGACATCCTCGCCGGCGTGGCATTGTTCGCGCTGCTAGTCGCGTTTCTTTACGTGACGCCATAACCTAGAAGGAATGAAACCATGAAACTTGCGACAATATGGGAATTCGAAACCGCGCGTTTCCGCGTGACCATGACCGCCGAAGAGGAACACGACATTGACTTGTCATGGGACGATACCGGCGAAATTGCGGCCGGAATCGAAAGCGGCAAATATGACGTGTTTTGCGCAAAATGCACCGTTTGCTTGGACGGCCGCGAGATTGCCGCCGACTATCTCGGAAATTGCATTTATGATGGATATGACTCGTTTCGTGATCACGTCGGAATTGCGGCAAAATCGCGCGCCGATGGTCGCAATTATGGGTCATACTTTTCCGACATGGTGCGCGAGGCGATCAGCGAGGCGCGTGAGTTTTTGCGCGATCATCCGACTCCGCAAATGCGTGCCGCCTAAACACTAACCCTGGAAGGAAACCTGGATATGAACCTGTACAATGAAGCCCGCAGTATCGCGCAAGAAGCATGGGACGAATGCGAAGGCGATGAAGACTCCGCACGCGACCACATTTTCCAATCTTGTGACGGTCACGAGGTTGCAATTTACTATCACAAGGGGATTCAATTCTGTGCCGAACAAGACACAAGCCCCGGCGAGGAATGGCTTGAAGATTGTGGCGGAATTGCGCAACCTGGCGACTCGTTCGGTCAAATTGCGTGCCGGATTGCGTTCGCCACGCTCTTGCAAGCGTGCGAAGAATCCATTGCCGATATTATCGAAGGGGAAAGCGAATGACTCTCATGGGCACATCGCTTGCAATGGGCGCCGGCGCCGCGGCGCTCAGATATGGCACGCCTTTCTGGCGAGGCATGATCATCGGGCTTGTTATCGGCGCGGTTTGGATCTGAAAGGGGGATTGATATGACGTTTATTCGCATTCATGAAAGCGGCCGTGGTTGTAAAAAAATCACCGTGGATTCCTGGTACAATGGCGGCGCCTATAATGTGTCATTTGGCGAAGCCGGGAGTCCCATGCGAAACATCTATTTTCAAGGTGACGACGCGATTGCAATTCGCGACGAATTCGACGCGCTGGAAACGGCCGAGCCTGAAACCTTGAGTCGTGACTTGTGGTTACGCGTTTTGGATCCGTACCTGTGACACCATGATCTACGCATTAATCACCCTAGACGGATACGGATATGCGCATCTCGCGTCACCGGAACGCTATGACTCGCCGGCTTCACCCGCACCACAGCGAAACATCATGCCGAGTCACTTGGCTATCGTGTCGTCCCTGGCGTGTGGTCAAGCGTCGTGGCGGTATGGGCAGGCGAGCGGCCTGGTAAGACACATATCAAGACTGCGGCCGCGCGTGGCGTGCCCGTGGTCGAAACACTGGAAAGGATATGAACATGGAAACGATTAAGACATTAAAAGGCGCGGCGGATCTCCCGCCTAATTGGGCATGGGTTAACGTGGCGCCGCTTGGCGCAAAACCCAGATGGACGGCCGCCCCGTGGCCGCGCGAGAAGGAATCCTGGGAACACGCAATGAGCCGCGTCAGGCTACATCGCAAGGCATGGGGCGGATCTCCCGAGTCATGGGTTGGCGGCGATGCTGATGCATTGGCGGATCTCGTGGCATCGGGTTACGTGACTCGGAATACATCGGGCTGGCATGAGCCGACCGCAAAGATGCTGGCGTTACCCATTTAATCTAACCACAACCACACATCATTGATCCGTTAGAGCCCGGCCGCGTGCCGGGCTTTTTTGTATCTGATGTGCGACATTCCGTCCCATGATCCACCGCGTAACATTCTTGCGTGGGAGCGGGGGAGGGGCGCAACATTATTGCGCAACAATCTTGCGTGAATGACACCACCTGGCGCAACATTCTTGCGCGGCGCTGTTCTGAATGGCACCCGGCGCAACATTCTTGCGCGTTCCTATGCAATCTGTGAAACATTCTTGCGCCGGGGTGGCCCCTGGACGCAACATTCTTGCGCGCAAGATTATTACAATTAACGGGTCCTCTGAGCAATATTATTGCGTTGGGGGTAACGCGCGACCCCGATTGATTCCTAGCGACAGAAAATTCACAGCAATTTACGTCAGAATGCGGTTAATTGTTGACGAACCGTCGCGAATCACGTAGGTTCGACCCACATTCACTGCAAACCTCCCTGACTGACCCCGCGTTGAGAAATTGACGTGGGGTCTTTTTTATCATACCCCTGTGCTCATGACGACAGCGTTGACCGAAATCAATGGCAAACTCTACGCACCGCAACCTATCGCTGCGGAGTTCTGCGGTGTGATTCCGCAGACTCTTGGGAATTGGGCGAAACAGGGCAACCCGCCACCGCGCGATCCAATCACCGGACTCTACCCGCTCAAGGAACTTGGCGAGTGGTCACGGAATCGTCAAATCTACAAGACCGGCCGCGGCGGCGGGCTCCCGTTCATGCCGAAAATCTCGAATGCGGACAGTGACGCGCCGACACCGGCCCTCAATGGTCGCGAGCAGGAAGCACGATACAAGAAACTCCAAGGTGACCGCCTCGAACTTGAGATGGCCGAGCGGGCTGGCAAACTGGTGCTGGCCGAAGATGTGACGGCTGCATGGCTCAATATCGTGGCTCGTGTGAAGATGCGCCTTCGCGGTATTCCGACGAAACTTGCCCCGCTTGTCCACGGGGCGAAGGATGTGTATACTGTGCAACAGACGTTGGAAGACGGCGTTGCCGAGGCGCTGGATGAACTTTCTGAGGATTGGGTCGAAGCCGATGATGACGAAACTCAATGACCATGCATCCGACTTGTGGCTACCAATCGTCATCGGAATGACGATCGCCTACATGCAGAACTCCGAGAAACGGCGAACTGTTCGCGTTGCGATTGCTGGTCTTTCTGGTGGTATCGGAAGCGTCGTCAGTCCGGAAATCGACATCAAGTGGATCGGCCCGAACGCCGAAGCAATCATCGTCACGGCATTCGCATTCTTCCTAATCGACCTGGCGTTCGGTATCCTGCGTGATCGCAAGCTCATCGTCGGGGTGGTTCGGGCGTTGACAGGTGTTCGCGGAGGGAACGATGAGCGAGACTAAGCGGGTGATGAAGCGACAATTCGATTGGCGTTGGATCATTGTGTGGATCTGTGCAATTCTCATCGTGGGGGTATTTCTATGACCGTGAAACAAGACGGACAGTATGCGGTTGTCGAAGTGGTTCTGCATACCAGCGCGACGCCCGGCTCGTGGTGGGGCGATCGTTGGAAGACGAATGCTGACGCCGTGACCGAGATGCGTCGCTGGCACACTGTCGACCGAGGATGGCGCGACATCGGCTATCATCGGATCGTCACGCCCGATGGCGTTGTCGGTATCGGTCGGTCGATTTACACCCGCGGCGCGGGCGTCGGCGGGCACAACAGCGGCGTGGTCCATATCTGCATGGTCCCGGCGCATGGCGATATCACGAAAGATACCCGAATCGGCAAATTCGAGGACTACTACACTCGCGAGCAGCGCGTCGCGGTGCGCGATTACATCCTCGAACTCCATGAAATGACCGGTGTGGATCTGATGATCAGTGGGCACAACGACTATGCGTCGAAGCTGTGTCCAGGGTTCAAGGTTCGCACCGAAGATTGGTTGTGATGCTCCGCGTCTACGCCATCATTGGTGCGGTCATCGTAGCACTTGCCGGATCGGTGTGGTTCCTGATCGACCGCAATGCCTCGCTCCGGGCCAATCTGGTACGCGCGAACACGACAATCGCGGCTCATGTCGAGGCGGCGGCGATCCTGAACGAAACCCTGCGTGTCGAACAGAAGTCGCGAGACGAATGGCGCCGGAAGGCCACGGAACTTGAACGATTGGAGGGGGCCGATGCACCGCTTAGTGCTTATGGCCGCGCTGTTTTTGACAGCGTGCGCTCCACGACAGATTGAAATCCCGCCGACTCTGACCGAACAGGTGTTGGTCGAGTGTGTCGATCATGGCAACGTGATGTCCACGCTGGGTCGATGCGCGATGGACCTTCGAGAAGGGCTGGACGCCGCGAACGGGCGATTGGGGGCCATTCGTGAGCTCGCTGACACACCATAATTTTGCATCCGCGACGGATCTGATCCGACCGACGATGGAAGCGTTCAAGCCACCACCGAAAATCACCGTTTCGGAGTGGTCCGATCAGTTTCGCCGCCTGTCGTCGGAATCGTCGGCGAACCCAGGTCGTTTCCGAACCGAAATCGTCGAATACATGCGAGAGCCGATGGATATGGTCGGCAAACCGGGCGTGCGGCGGATCACGCTGATGACATCGGCGCAGGTCGGCAAGTCGACGGTGATCGAGAACGTGGTCGGATATTTCATGGACATCGACCCGTGCCCGATTTTGCATGTCTCGCCGACGCTCGAAAGCATGAAGATGTTCTCGAAGGAACGTCTGGCGCCGATGATCCGTGACACGCCGGTTCTATCCGGCAAGGTTCGCGAAGCCCGGTCGCGAGACAGCGGGAACACCCTGAGTTCGAAAGTCTTCCCTGGCGGTCATATTGCGATGGTGGGATCGAACGCACCGTCCGGTCTCGCCTCGCGTCCGATCCGGGTTGTCGTGGCTGACGAGGTGGATCGCTTCGAGGCGTCGGCGGGCACCGAGGGCGATCCGTTGTCGCTGGCGGTGAAACGGACGACAACGTTCTGGAACCGTGTGATCATCTTCGTGTCGACGCCCGGTAACAAGGGAAACTCTCGCATCGAAGAAGAATATTCCCGTTCCGATCAGCGGTATCGGTGGTGCGAATGTCCACACTGCGGCGAGATGCAGAAACTTCGATGGGCGAACGTGCGGTGGGATGACGGCAATCCGGAAACGGCGTTTTACGAGTGCGAGCACAACGGGTGCGTATGGGACGATCAGGATCGGAGTTGGGCAGTCCGTCACGGCGAGTGGCGGGCTGAAAAGCCGTTCAACGGAAATGTCGGCTATCATCTTTCGCAGCTTTACAGCCCGTTCGCGCCACTGTCGGAGGGTGTTCGGGATTTTCTCGACTCCAAGGACAACCCAGAACTGTTGAAAACATGGACAAACACGTTTCTTGGCGAGACGTGGGAAGAAAAGGGCAGGCGCCTCGATTGGTCGGACCTGATGGACCAGCGCGAGCAGTACGAGCTGCGTGAGCCGATTCCCGAAGACATCACGCTAATCACCTACGCAATCGACATGCAGGACGACCGTGCCGAAATCGAATGGGTCGGGTGGGGCGATGATGATCGGTCGTGGTCACTTGGCTGGCGGAAAGTCTATGGTGATCCGTCGACACCGCTGTTCTGGGACGACCTCGAAACGGCAATATCCGAGACGTTCGTTCATCCGCTGTTCGATGAGTTGCGTCCGCGGGCCGGCGCGATCGACTCTGGCGGTCACTATACGCAAGAGGTCTACAAATTCTCCGAGCGGGTGCATGGATTGAACGCTGTGAAGGGCGTTCCGGGTTTCGGCAAGCCGATATTCGGCTCGCGCATGAAGAACGCGATGAACGATGCGGTTGTGTTCCCTGTTGGCGTCGACACGGCCAAGGAACTCGTCGCAGCCCGTCTGAAAGTACGCGACCCGTCGAAGGCTGGCTACTGCACGTTCCCGGCCGACTACGGCGATGACTATTTCCTCGGCCTCACTGCCGAAGAACTGCGGACGAAGAAATCGCGCGGGTTCGAGAAATTGGAATGGCACAAGATTCGTGCGCGAAACGAGCCGTTCGACCTGCGCGTCTACAACACTGCGATCCTTGAAATGCTCGGCACGGATCTGAACGCACTTCGCAGGGCGATGTTGCAGGATATCCGCCCCCGTGATAATCATGCAACGGAGAAGCCGAAACCAAATCGCATCCGGCGTCCGAAACAGAATTGGGCCACGAAGGGCATTCGCTGATGACGACCGTAGATCCGTTTTCCACCGATGACGCGCCGCTGACCGAGCCCGAGGCGATAATCATTGGCGATTTCGAGCACTGGAAACGCGTGCTGAACATCTCTGACTTGTCGTATCGCATCGACTACGACATTCGCCCCGTGGCGGGTGGCGCAGCCGTGACCATCACCGGTACGACTGATGACGACGGGGAAACATGGTACTTTTCGACAGCCGGTGTCACGTTTGTTGCCGGTCCGTCGCGGTGGGAAATGTATGCTGTTCGTCTATCGGACAGTGAGCGTCGGTTGCAGTATTCCGGCACCGTCGAAGTCTACGCGTCGACCGATGACCGTCGTTCGCACGCAGAAGTCATGGTGGCGAAGATCAATTCGGTTCTGGAAGGTCGCGCCGACAGTGACGTGGATTCCTATTCGATCAAATCCCGCTCGATCACGAAGATGAGCGTCAGTGAGTTGCGTCAGTGGCGCGATTATTACATCTCCGAGATTGAGCGAACCGGCGGTTCGTTGAATACCGGGAACTCCGCTCCAACCGACAAGATTCGCGTGAGGTTCGTCAAATGAGGTTCCCATTCTTCCGCAAGAAACTCTCGGCCCCTGAACCGTCACGTTCGGTTCGCCACGCTCGCTTCTCTGGCTATGACGCGGCCATCAATCGCCCGTTGTTCGGAGATATGAGTAAGTCCCGCGGTTCGGCAGATTACGAAATCGTCACGTCGCTTGACGATCTTCGCGGCAAGACGCGCGGTCTTCTGCGCAATAGTGGGATGTATCGTCGCTATGTGTGGCTTTTGCGCATCAATGTGGTTGGGGAAAATGGGTTTCGATTCCAGTCGCGGGTCAAGCGACAGGATGGTAAGCTGGACGTGACGCTGAATGACCGTGTTGAAAACGCCTGGGCGGATTTCTGCACGGCACCGACCGTCGACGGCGAAATGGATATGGTCGACCTGACGCATCTCGCGATTTCCACATGGGCACAGGATGGTGAGGTCATCTGGGAACTGGTGTTCGATCAGCGATATCCGTTTGGTTTCGCGATCGACCCCATCGAAAGCGACCTGCTCGATCATACGCTGAACATCACCCACTCGAACGGGAACCAGATCCGGATGGGTGTCGAGTTCGACACGCGAAAGCGACCGGTCGCGTATCATTTCCTCACGTCGCATCCTGGCGACCTGACGTGGTTCGACAATGGATCGTCAAAGCGTTACCGTCGAGTTCCGGCAGATCGTGTGATCCGCATGTATGACCGTGATCGGGTCGGTCAGACCCGCGGCGTCCCGCCGGCGGTTTCGACGATCGGTTCGGTCCACATGCTCGACTCGTATCGCGAGGCGGAAACGGTGTTTCGTCGGCTCATGGCGGCGATGGGCGGTTTCTTCAAGAAAGCCGCTCCGGAATCCGTCCCGTCAAAGATCAGTGAGATGGCTGACGGGAAGGGTACCGATTTCGACGGCGGTGAGGTGTTCGAGATGAACATGGAACCGGGTGTGTTCCGCCAGATCCCCGACGGGCTCGAACCTGTCACTGTGAGTCTCGGCGGCACAAGCGGCGATTACTCCGATTTCGAGCGGCAACAGAAGATGGACATCGCCAACGGCATGAACCTGTCGACGTTCACGGTCGGACAGGAAACCGCCGGTGTCAGTTATTCAACTGGCCGCTCTGTGCTCATCGAGGATCGCAATTTCTACAAGGTGTTGCAGTCGACGTTCGTTCGCGGGCTGTTCACGAAACTGTTTCGTGTCTGGGTTCGACAGGTGATCATTCATCCGGATCACGACATACCGGCAACCCGTATCGCGGCTATCATTGCCGCCGCGACGTTCCGCCCGCGCGGGTGGGATTGGGTCGATCCGGCGAAAGACGTGTCGGCAAACACCGAAGCCCTCGCCACCGGCCAAACGTCTCTGGCCCGTGTCGCGGCGCAGCGCGGCATCGACCGCGACGAACTTCTCGACGAAATCGCCGAGGACAAACAGGCCGCAGAGCAACGTGGTTTGACCTTGGACTACGGTGGTGGTAAAAATACCACGACAGATGCGCAAACATCACAGAAGCAGGACGACGCCGATGAGTGAAAATCTACACCGTGGCTTTGAGGCGACACGTTCCGTTGCGAACAGTGATGGAACCTACACCTTCCCGCTTTCGTCCGAGGAACCGTATCGTCGGTGGGACGGTATCGAAGTTTTGTCGCACGAACCCGACGCCGTGGACCTGTCGTTCCTGAAAAGCGGGAATGCTCCGCTCATGGACAGTCATGATGTTTACGGTGGGCTCGGGTCGCAGATCGGTGTCATCACTGACGCATGGCTCGAAGACAGCCGGGTTTACGTCACCGTGCGTTTTTCCAGCCGAGCCGACGCGCAGGGTTACAAGCAAGATGTTGATGACGGCATCATCCGCAATGTTTCGGTGGGCTACCAGCGCACCAAGATCGAACGCAACGAGGATTCCGATGAATACCTCGTCACCAAATGGCGCCCTTACGAGGCGTCTTTCGTTCCGGTTCCGGCTGACACGACTGTCGGCATGGGTCGGGCACATGCAACCGCAACCAAAACGGAGGGCAACACCATGCCTGCGGACAAACTGGAACTGCCCTCGGTCGAGGGCGAAGTGACCGACGAGAAGCGCGCAGAAGCGTTTGAATCGGCCACCAACGAAATCACCGCACTTGCGGCTGAACACAACATGGGTGACATCGCCCGTGCGTTCGTCAAGGGCGCCATCGAGCGCGGCGAAACGCCGTCGGTGGCGATGTTCAAGGGTATCGTTCGTTCGAACCTGCCCGAAGACGTTCCGCTGCGGAACGAAGATGTCGGTCTGACTGGTCGCGAGACCCGTCGGTTCTCGGTGCTCAATCTCGCCCGGTCGATGCGTGAAGGTGCCACGTCGGATGACATTCGTGCCGCCGCGTTCGAAATCGAAGCGGTCAATGCTGCGGCCGTCAAGGCCGAGGTTTCCCGCGGCGGCTACACTCTGCCGGCGGAAGTGCTGAACTCGTGGAACGACTTCGAGGTTGGTGGCGTCTCGTCGCGTGCCGCGATGGCCACGAGTGGCAACGCCAACGTCCAGTCGACCGACCATCTTGCGGGCCGGTTCATCGACAACCTGCGCAACCGTCTCGTGCTCGGCCAGCTCGGTCTGACCATGCTCACCGGTCTTGACGGCAACATCGAGATTCCGGGTGGCGACGCCAACATCTCCGCCGCATGGCTCGGCTCGGAAGACGCCGACGCCGCGGAGAGCACCCCGTCGTTCCGCAAAATCTCGATGGCGATCCATGACATCGCGGTCTACACCGACATGACTCGTCGGATGCTGGTCCAGTCGACGATCGACATCGAACGTTACGTGCGGATGCAGATCGTCGACGCTATGGCCGAGGGCATCGACCTGGCCGGCTTCTATGGTTCCGGTTCCGCCGGTCAACCGACCGGTCTGGTGAACACCAGCGGTATCGGCACCAAGGACTTCGCTGCGGCGGTTCCGACCCGTGACGAACTGATCGACATGAAGGCCGAGATTGCCGCGACCAACCGTGGCGGCGCACCGGTGTTCGTGTCCGATACCGACATGGAAGCCGACCTGTCGAAGGCCAAGGTGGATGCCGGTTCCGGTATCTTCCTGATCAACTCCGACGGCCGGTTGCACATCGGCAACCAACTGGTGACTTCCAACCAGTTGACTGCCGGCGACGTTCTTGCCGGTATCTGGTCGGACATGCTGATGGGCACGTGGGGCGGTCTCGAACTGGCTCGCTCGACTGAGGCGAAGTTCCTCTCGGGCGGCATTCGTCTTCGGGCGATCCAGTCGGTCGACTTCGGCGTGCAGCGCGTCGGCAGTTTCGTTCTCGGCAACGACGACCAGTGATGATACAGTGATGGGCGGCGGGTCCAAGTGATTCGCCGCCCGTTTCAGATCAACAGGAGACACGAAATGTCCGAGAAAAAGAACATCAAGGCACTGCGGCCGTGGCGGCTGATGAAGAAGGGCGCCGACAAAGCGGTCAATGTCGCCGAGGGCGAGGTTGTCGCGAAGTCCGACTTCCCCGATCCCGGCGAGTGGCGAAACCTTGTTCACATGAAACCGGCCAAGGCCGAGGAAACGTCCGATCCCGTCGGCAAGCCGAAATCCGGCGGCAAAAAAGCTGCCGGGCTCCCGAGCGCCTGATGTGGACGATCCGACCAATCATTCTCGGCGGGGTGAGAATCCCCGCCGGTGAATTTGTCGAACCGAGCCGATTTCCGTCACGGGAACACATGATGCGGCTCGCAACCTGCGACGACCCGTATCTCTCCGATATCGAACCCCCGAAGAAGAAAGCCCACAAACGTGCCAGCAAACTTCCTGACAAATGACCTCGATGTCATCATGAGCGACGGCGTGTTTCACGAGACCGTCACCTACAAGGGCGTGTCCGTTTCCGGCATTTTTGATGACGACGATGTTGAGGTGCAGAACGGCGAAGGTGTGACAACCATCGTTGCGCAGGCGATGTTCACGGGGTTGACGGCCGACTTCACCAGCATTGCTGACGGCGACGCGATGGTGATCCGCAGCGTGGCTTATACGGTCCGGTTCTGGAAGAAAGAAACCGACACGATTGAAATTTACCTGGAGCTCGACGACTGATGGCGCATATTCGCACTCAGATCCGGAACCGGTTCAAATCCGTTCTCGAAGCTGGGTTGCCGGCGACATGGGACGTGTTCGAGAACCGCCGTTACGCCCGGAATTTCAGCACTGATCGCGTCCGTGTGGACATGACAATCAACAACGACCAGACGCAACTCGTCGACGAGCAGAACGATTCCCGGATTCATATCGCGTCCCTGTATCTGCGCGTTCAGCGATCCGCTCGCGACGAGGACATGGACGATGCACAGGACGCAGACGAAGTTCGCATCGTCGATTTGATCGAAGCGGCGAACTGGTCCGATATTCTCGAACAAGACCCCGAGCTTCTGCAAGTGAACTCTGCCGACGATGCTGAGGGCGAGCGCATCGTGGCGACCCTTGTCATGCGATACGACTGCGAGTATCGTATCGAAAAATCTGACCCCGAAACCCCGATTGCATAGGAGGCCGACATGGCACGCTACAAGGGCAAAGACGGAAGCGTAACGGTCGGCGGCACGGAAGTGTCTCAACGCGTTTCGTTCGAACTGGAACTTTCCACCGAGGAACTGGACGCCAATGAACAGGGGTCCGATTGGACCGATGTTGAGTCTGGGCAGTCCAGCGCGTCACTGTCGCTCGAAGTCAACTACGATCCGGCGTCGCACACGTTCGCACCGGGCGACGAGATCGCGGTCGTTCTTTACCCCGCCGGCGACTCGACCGGGCTTTCTTCGTTTACCGGAACCTTCATGGTCACGTCGGTCGGCATCCCATCCGGTGTCGGTGATCTGGTGAAGAACACGATTCAGGCGCGGAACAAGGGCGCTGTCGTGCGCGCAACGGTGTCGTCGTGATGGATCTGCTCGCACTCATCAAGCGTGAAATCGCCAGTACCGATCGCAACTCGTGGACTGGTGAAGTCGCCGGCGAGACCGTCACGCTCTACGCCAAGCCGTTCACTCCGGCTCACACGAAGCATTTGCGGGCCAAGGGCATTCCGGACTTCGTGTCGAACCCCTCGCCCGAGGGCATGGTCGAAATTATCGTCCAGTTCTCGGAATTCGAGAGTGGCGAGCGCGCATTCCCGAAACCGGGCGTCGCGACCCCTGTGGTCATGCGGTGGGGTATGGACAAGATTTCCGAAATCTTCTCGGACCTGTTCGGAATGGAATTTTCCGAGGACGACGACGATGTCGAGGACCGTGTGGGAAACTCCTGAACGACGGCGAAACGATGACGCTTTACGACCTTGCCGTCGAACTCCATGAAGACATCGACACAGTGATGTCGTGGTCGTATAAGAAGATCAACGGGTGGATCGCTTACTTCGAGGCGCGTCACCGTCGGTCCGAACAGGAGAAGAACAGCCGTGGCCTCTAACGGGATGACATTTGCGATCTGGGGGAAGAACCGTGGTGTGCAAGCCATGCGCGGTTTCGAACGAGATTTGCGTCGTGTCCGCGGGACGATGGCTAATACGGCGAGATCCGGCAAGTCGTGGAACGCCGGCCTCAACGCACAGCGACGTGCCGTTCAGCAACTTGGCTTTCAGGTCGGTGACTTCGCCACACAGATCGCCGGCGGTCAATCGGCCATGCTCGCATTCACCCAACAGGGCGGGCAGATGTTGCAGTTCTTCGGCGCAACGGGTGCCGTCATGGGCGCGCTTCTTGCCGTGTTCGGTTCGTTGGCGATCGCGCTGGTTCGGAGTGGTAAGGGGTTCTCTGATCTGGCGCCGGGGCTCTCACTCCTGAGTGACGACATCGCTGTGATTCGTGACGCTTTCGCATGGCTTGGGAATGTTGCGATAGATGTCGCAAACGTCATCGTGAACCACTTGAGTACCGGAATTGCAATCGCAACGGTGGCAATAGCGGCTTTCGCAGTGAAGGCGTTGTTCGCATCCAAGGTGTTCGTTACTCTGCGGACACTCGGCATGATCGTGACGTACATGTTCACGAATTATTCGGTCGCGGCAGCAGCGGCCGGATCGGCAACGGCTCTGTTCAATGCGGCCACGATAATACTATCTCGCACTCTCATCGCGCTTCGCAGTATCTTCCTGACGTTGCTTCCATTCGCTTTGATTGTCGGCCTCGGATTTCTCATTGACGCATTTTTTCGCGTGCGTCAGGGCATCGGTTCAACCGGTGACGCATTGGGCCTGTTCAAAGACCTGGCGAAAGCGGTGTTCGACTACATCATCGAGCAAGCGAAGACTCTTCCGAGCCGGTTCAAGCACATATGGAACTCTCTGCTCATCGGTCTCATGGAGGTGCTGCAAAAGATGCAGTTGGAGTTCTACAAATTCCTCGTGTCGATCGGTAACGGCGCGCGAGCCAACGGTTTCGATTCCATTGGCCGCATGTTCGGGAATTTCGCCGAAAGCGTTGGTGAAGGTCTTGACCACACCATGTCGTCGCTTGCCGAGTATCGCACGGCGAATGAGCAGGTTGCCGCGGACATTGCGAACAGCACTGGCGCGGCGAGTGCGAAAGTCATTGCCGCATGGGACGCACTGAAAGCCGCATACGAAGCGGGTCAGAGCACTATCGACCTCCGCGACGTATTCGGCGGTTCCGGCCCGCCAGATAGCGGTGGCGGTGCCGGCGGTGCCGTTGACCAAGCAAAAGAAGCGGCCGATGAAATCAAGAAAACGTTCGACGACATGAAGTCAGCGATTTCGGGCTCGATCATGTCGTCGTTCAAGGCGCTGCTGAAAGGCACGAAGTCGATCAGCGAAGCGTTGCTCGATATCCTGAACACGATTTTCGACAAGATCCTCGATGTGGTAATGACGCCCATTTTCGACAGCATCGCCGGATCAATCGGCGGTGCGATCCTGGGCGGCATGTTCTCGGGGCTGTCATTCGCCGGCGGCGGGTCAACATGGTCCGGTCCGCGTGTTGGCGGCATGGACGGAAAGGGTGGTCGTCTCGCAATGGTTCACGCCGACGAAACGGTTGTCGACCACCGCGCCGGCCAGTCTTCCGGCGGGAACAACGTCT